AAGGATTTATAGGCGCTTATCAAATGGGCGCTCAGGCCTTAGAAGACATTGGATTATTAAAACCAGGTGCTTCTAAGTTTGGCAATCAGATTTTATCTAATCCCAATGCTTGGAATATCAACGGTGGCGCAAATGGGTTTTTATCCAATCCTGATATTCAAGATGAGGCCATGAAAAGATATTTAGATTTGAATAAAGCCCGCTTAACAAATGCCGGATTTATTAATTCTAATACTCCTCAATCACAACAAAATGGTCTTTTAGCGGCGGCGCATATAGGTGGTGTAGTAGGGGCGGCTAACTTAAGGAGAGGTATCGCCGCGCGGGACGCTAATGGAACATCTACAGCAAATTATTACAATTTAGGTATGGGGGCATAAATGAGCTGGTTTGACAGATTATATAGTTGGGTAACGGATCAAAATAATGGAATTCCCATCGAATCAACTCGTATGGATGCCGAGGATAATAACTTTGCAGCTGGTATTAATAGCTGTTTGAACATAAACGGGCAAAATAGCCCTACTTCCAACATTTCTTGGGGGGGCTTTTTAATCAATAACCTTGGAAGTGGTGTATCATCAACAGATGCAGCTAACGTAAGCCAAGTACAAACTCGTACAGTTTCTTACGCTACAGATAGCGGATCTACAAACACCTATGTAATTACTTTATCTCCTGCTTTAACAGCTTATGCTGCCGGACAAACTTTCTTTTTCTCACCAGGAAGTTCAAATACCAGTGCGGCAACCTTAAATATCAATAGTCTTGGCGCTAAAACAATAAAAAAGGATCAAAACGTTGATTTGGTAGCTAACGATTTACGCGCTAATCAAATATGTTGCGTTGCTTATGATGGGACAAACTTCCAATTATTATCGCCGCCTGCGGGTTTATTAAATCAAACAAGTTCTGCTATTTATGCGGCAGATGCAACCTCATCAGATTCTTATGTCATATCTCTTGCTCCAGCTATCACATCTTATGCAACAGGATTAGTTGTTTATTTTAAAGCCAACACTGCCAACACTGCTAATGGCGGCGCAAGCACATTAAATATCAACAGCCTTGGAGCTAAAAATATAAAGAAAGATCAAGGAGCGGCTCTTGCTCCAGGTGATATTCAAGCGGGCCAGATTGTACAGGTTATTTATGATGGGACAAACTTCCAATTATTATCGCCTATCTATGGGACTATTGGCCAAAATGGATTGTCAGTATATGCAGCTGATACGGGAAGTTCTAATGCATATGCAATATCCTTAAGCCCAGCTGCTATCCAATATACAACGGGAATGATCGTAAGATTTAAAGCATCATTTCAGAATACAAGCGCCGCGACTTTAAATGTAAATAGTCTTGGAGCAATTTCTCTTAAGAAATTTGGATCAACTGCTCTTGCCTCCGGGGATATAACTAATGGTTTATTGGTTGAAGCTATTTATGACGGAACAAACTTTCAAATAATTTCACCGTTAGCAACAGCAGGAACTGTTACATCTGTTGCAACAGGTGATGGACTATCTGGTGGAACAATTACCTCAACTGGAACTTTAACTGTTGCCTCCGGCGTATGTGTGCAAGTTCAAACGACTACTCTTACAGGACAGGTTACTACCAGCAGTTCGAGTTTTGCTGACTTGACGGGTTTAAGCGTAACGATCACTCCAAAGCACAACACTTCTACGATTTTAATTTTAGTTGGTTTGGGAGCAGTCGCATCCAGCACGAGTGGTAACAGTATCATGTTTCAATTAAAAAGAGGATCAAACACTATTGGTGTTGGTTCGGTTATTGGTAGCGCAACACAATGTACCGCCGCTACATTTGGTATCAGCTCAAGTAGCAACGTAGCTAATGCCCTTTATATGTCATATGTAGACTCTCCTGCAACTACTAGCTCAACAACTTATAAAGTACAATGGCTTGCAACATCTGGAACCGCATATACAAACACTTCTAATACCACTTCATCATCAGCCGATCCATCTGCCATCAGTACTATAACTGTAATTGAAATCTATTAATTGGGGAAAATTATGAATTATTCATATGCATATGTTTTAGAAAAACAATTTCCAACAAGGAAAACAACTATTGTTGGAAATACTTACTCAGGAATTGAATGGGTAGATGGCTTACCCCCTATTTCTGATGGGGATATACAAGCTGCGGATGCTGTCTTATTCCAATCAGATTACTTATTAAAAAGACAACAAGCTTATATGGAAAATGGAATAAATGCTTTATCTAAAATAGAAGCATTATGGGATAAAGTTATTAATAATGATTTAACTGCAAGCACAGCTATTCAGCAACATATCAATAATATAAATACTCAATTTCCAGTGCCTATTGTAACTAAGGACGTTTAAATGAATATAGATCATCTTAAATTTGATTTAATGAGAGACGAGGGATGTAAACTAAAACTTTATACGGATACCCAAGGCAATCCAACTATTGGTATTGGTCGTGATTTAATAGATCCTGGATTATCTCAAGACGAGGCAGATTATCTTTTTAATAATGATGTTAATAGGGTTATTGCTGAAGTATCTACAATTTCAGGATATGATAACTTAACGGATGCTAGACAAGGGGTTTTGGCTAACATGTGTTTTAATCTGGGAATAGAAAAATTATTGGGGTTTCATAATATGTTAGAGGCAATTGCAAATGGCGACATTCAAACCGCTTATAATGAAATCCTTAATAGTGCTGCGGCGCGGGAATTACCTAATAGGTATAAGCGCTTAGCGGAAACATGGTTAAATGGTTAATAAAGGAAATTATTATGGTTAAAGTTAAAAAAGGGATGGGTTTTGGCGCGGCGCAAAAGAATATTTCTGAAAAGGAAGGAATTCCTATGAAGAATGCCGGCGCTATTTTAGGAAGTGCCACTAGAAATGCCTCTCCGGCTGCTAAAAAGGCCAACCCAAATTTGAAAAACGTTGCTATGCCAAGAAAGCCTAAAGGATTGTAAAGATGGGGAAGACTTTTAAAAAAGGTAAGGATTTTTCTAAAGAGGAAAAAGAGGATAAAAATACACCTCCTTTGCCTAAAGGTAAGAAACCTATGTTGATGATTCAAATAGGTATGGTTAAGCCAAAGAAAGGAAAGAAGTGATGTTCGAAACTATTAAAAACAGTTTAGGTACCTTATCAGGATGGGTAGCTATTGTTCAGATGGTGGCTAAAGGAATTGAGTATTTTTTGCCAGCTAGTGAGGATACTTTAATTGATGCTATAAGTACTCCTGCCTGCGCATTAGTTATAGCCATTGGCGCTTTATACCATTTTGTAACGGCTGGTACCCCTACGGAAACAACCACCACATCTAGATAAACTATATGACCTATATATTGGTGTTAATTTCTGTGATTTTTGTGATTTTAATGCCAATTATAGGGTTTTGCATATATTTTATCTCAAAAATTTCCTATAAGAGGGGGCAATCGGATGCACAACTTGCTGATACCCAAAAAGGTGAAGAGATTCAACAAGAGTATCTTGAAGAAGCCTCTAAGCCCGCTCTTTCTGCTGATGATCTGCTTAAGCTCATGTCAAAAGACGGAAACGATAACAACATGTCCTGAATGGCCATCGCCTAGTCCTGAGGTCGCCATTGAGTTAAAAAAACGCTGCTATCCCCAAAAAAAATGTGCTCATTTATGGGAATGGATTAATAGACTATATGTTTTGAGAAATCAGTTGCAGACGGTTAATTACAAAAGAAAATCCCCCTATTTGTTTTAGGGGGATTACAGTATATCATTATTTTTTATTTTGAATGGTGAACCTGACTAGGTAGAATTGGGCAACCAGTATCATAACAATCCTCGTCGCCAGGTATTCTCTTATCAGGAACAAATGGCACTAATTTGCTATAATATTCATTCGTGTCGTTCACCCGTGCATTTTCAGCTGTTAAGTAAGCCTTTAAACTTGGGTTAATATCCTCTTCATTATATGATGATGGAGGCGTAGCGCACCCAACCATCATATTTGTTACTAGTATTAAAGCTAGTAATATTTTCAAATAATTACGCATGACACCCTCCTATCTATAAACTAGTATATCTAGCTGGTGGAGCTAAATTTTGTAATACTTTAGCATATAGATCAATTCTTTCGTCTACCATCTTATGAAATTCTTTTTGATTATTAGTATCAAGCATTGCTTGATTAACTATAGAATCTATTTTATTTGAAATTATTTGTCTTTTTTCAACATCCATATGCCAAAAACTCTTTAAGTGAAGTTTTTTAAGTAACAATTTTGTAGCTCTTGTCTGCTCATGAAGATAATTAAGGTATTTTTGATTGGAACTATTGCTAGCTCCTAAATTATGACCTCCTAGACTCTCGTTAGAGCTAGGCGTATCAGGATACCCTACTGAAGCGCTTGCATAAGCATTTCCGGTATAGACGCTAAGAGACATCACAACCGGTATGATTTTAATTAAATTACGCATGACACCCTCCTATTTCCAATTCGTGTTAAACGTTTTAGCCATATAGCGGTCATCAACAAATGGAACAAACTGTTTTGCCATTTCGTTCTGACTTTTTGCGACCGTTTCTATAGTCATTTTGGTGGCTTCAGTCGTTACTTCCATGCTCGTTATCATTAAGTAGATTAAATAAGCTGTAAACATGAAACCCTCCTCTTTTTCCTCCCAAAGGCAGATACTATATCTACCTTCAATTAAGGAAATAGGACGATATCAAACATTTTCAAGAGAATGTTTAACTATTTTTTAATGATTGATTAATTAAAAAATAAGATATATGTTCCCTCTGTAATCCCTGTTGACCAATATTTTATAAATCTCTCGCATAGTATGGGCAGGGATTACATTGGTAAACTTTGTTTCAATTTTTATATAAATCCCTATAAGATGGGGATATGGAATGGTTTCAATATATAACCCTGATGGGAACGATAATAGCTGCCGCATTTGCCTTTTATAAACTTACGGCTGAGAGGATAGATAACTTAGAAGATTATCATCGTGAGGATTTAAAGAAGATGGACAATAGATTAAAACTTATGGACGAAAAATGGGAACGGCTTTTTGAGAGGCTTCTTATTCAGGATAAAAAATGATTGAAGGTAAAACTTATATATTTAAATATGTTCCTCCTTGGTATAAAAAAATTTATTACTATATAAAGGTATTTATAATAGGAGAAAAGGATTTATATATTAACGTTAATAATCTTGGATCTAGAATTATAAGAAAGGGGCGGCGCGGTATTTTAGGAAAACTAGGAAAACCTCTACCTTGGAGATAATAAGGAAATTAATAAAACAATGACTGAATATAGTGATGTAGATTTCAATAAATTGCTTGATATTATAGACCAAGCGCAATTACTCGTTAATGATAGAATAGATACCCTGAGAGAAAATAGAGTAGACTCCAATTCCGAAGAGTTTACATTCTTAAAAGATTTAAGAAGTTTATTGAAATTATCTGAAAACTTTAGGGATTAATTTATGAGTTTTTCAATGCCCCTCCAAGATGATTTAACCATTAACGGGTATAAGCTTATTTGTACTTCTTGTGGTTGTCCTGAACAATATGAAGTTTTTAAGGACGATAAACAGGTAGGTTATTTAAGACTAAGGGGAGGGGTGTTTAGGATAGATTACCCTGATATTGATGGTTTTAAACTTTATGAAAAAATTTTTGATGGAGAATTGTACAAAGGAAATTTTGAAGATGAAGAAAGGGCTTACTATTTGTCCCTAGCGATTTATTTTATTGAATCGATGATAAGGATAGAAAATGAAAAATCAAAAAGCAGCTAATGAATTTACCGTAGGTGAGCTTATAGACCATTTAAGGAATTTTCCTTATGAACTTCCTATTGCATTTTGCGATGTTGATATTGCTGGTGATTGGTCTATTTATTTTGATGAAGAAAGTCCAGAAAAATCGGTATTCCCCAGCTATGAGGCATTTGAGGTTTGGGATAATGAAAATCACGGAGTGAAGTTATTGACAGTAAGGATTCCAAAGTTAGAGATTTAAAAAAAATTAATGATGTTTTAGAAAAATATGGTTTATTTATTGATTCTAATTTTTATATACGCGGATTAGAAAATTTTTACAAAAAAAGATCTTTTGAAATGTATCAAAAACACAAAAATGGGATGAAAATAAAGGACATAGCAAAAGAATATGGAATTAGTTACGGAAGAGCATATAAAATCATTTCAAGAAGATTTAGAAAAGATGAGAGGGAATTCAATGAAAGTTGGAGAATTAAAAAAAATTCTTAATAATTTTGATGATAATTTTACAGTTATGTATACACCAACCATGAAACTTTACATAATGGAAATTAAAAAAATAGTTTGTGATAATGAAACTCACACAGCTGTTTTGTATAAGGGAGAGCTAGCTGTTTTGGATAAGGGAGAGACAAAGGGAGAGACAGCTGTTTTGTATAAGGGAGAGATTGATCTTTCTAAATCATTTTTTAGTGACTAAAATACACAGGGGAAAGTGTAATTTACCATAATGCACATTATACAACTTTTTTTGAAGCACGTTTTTTAATTGTCAACTTCTTTCGTATTCATTTCATGACCTAAAATACGATATGCAATTTCAAGAGCTTTTAATCTCTCTTCGGTCGGTTTGTCTCTTGTTTTGTATATAACATATTTAGCTAGATGTTGTATTTCTTTCCATGCAATAACAAGAGATTTCTCATCATTAGTCATCTATCTTAAAATCTCCAAACCTATGCAATAAATTTAGGGCGTCTTTTAGATTATAATAATAATCCGACACAGATTTATCTTCACCAGATGGTGAATGGAGCTGTCCTATAGCCACTAACTGATTTCCATCAATTTGATCATCTATTAACTCTGATAACCAAGTCATGACGGGCGTATCTGGATCTGCATGTATAAGAATTTCAATTAATTTTTTTACTGTGAGTGTTTTCATCGTTAAGTCAAATTTAAACAGATTTCTTCAAATTGGTTAGTCATCTTTTATTCTTTCTATAACAACCCACCTCACATCCCCCTCAGATTCTTCAATAACATCCCCGGCCAAATCTAGAATTTCATCATTAATTTCCATATGAACAGGTAGGTTTTTATTAAACTTTTTTAGTTTTGTTATTAACTCGCCTACATTTATAATTTGGTTAGTCATCATCTACCGTCAAATATACCCGTTTCTCATCACCAATATTATAACTATATACATCTGTAATGGCATACATACCAGCTGGATCACGGGTATTATAACTACAGCATGCCTCTATTTTTGCATCAGACGGAAATTGTAATAGCTCGGTTATGAGCTGTTTAACGGTCATTTAAGACAACAATATAATTTTTTCCATACGCTCTTGCATGGGATATTGATAATTATCGGATGGAAAATCTACTTCTATTAAGTCTACCGTAAATTCCACATCATTTTCATAATCCCCTTGGGGGACAAAATAACAAACTTCTAGATCCGGAGGAAATTTAGCTAGCTGCTCTTGAACCATCTTGTTTTTCAATTTTTACCTCTTAATAGAGTTGTTATAGCGGAATCCTCAGTCTTTCTTACAAATTTACTAAAATTTATTATATTTTCGCCCTGCATTAACTGAGATTTTTTTTCAGCTTCCATAGCTTCTAAAAATAGAAGATGTATATATTGCGCGTACATAAATCCAGGGTAAGCGTCTTGTAATGGCACTAAGTCGTCATGAGCGGGTCCATAACAGCTATTCGTATACCGGGCAAGAAGATTATAAATTTGGTCATAATGAAAGCATTTCTTCATTTGAAAAAGACCGTCCTGGAAAGATAATGCATGATTTGCCAAAATATTGATTTTGTTATGAAGCCTATGCATTTCCTTACTGTTAATATCCATTTCCATTTGTACACCCCTTGTTTTTATAGGGCAATCGTAACCCAAGGTAATTAAGCCGTCAACAAACCTTTAATTTTTTATTAAATAATTCTTTACCACCCACTTGAAATAAGTAATTAAAATATTATCTCATGTATTGAGGATAGAAAATATCCTCGTAACTTAAATATAAACAGGGGAGATTGAAAAATGCCAGTAATTGTAATTATTGCAATGATAGCCATTGCAGGAGCAACAGGAAAAGCTACTTACGACCATGCAACCGGTTCAGACGTACAGCCTACGGCCATGGTTCAAAACCAAAACTCACGATAAACTAAGGGGCTGGGGAGTAATATCCTCAGCCTTTTTTTATCAAAAATACTTGAAAAATCATCCTTTAGCCCTATTTTATAATATACCAAGGGAGGTGAGTACAATGAGATACATTAAAATATTTTACATACATTTTAGGTATTTCTTAACTCATTTTGATAAAGGCGGAGTTTATGAGGATAACGTATTGGACAACTTTTAAAAGGAGTATGTGTCATGCGTGCATATCAGTATAAACACATAAAGGATTATATAGACGAGTTTATGAGGGATGTGGATCCCGATCACCCATTCGTATATACGAATAAAGAGGGTATACATTGTGTTATGCCTGTAGAGCATGTTCTTAATTCATTTCGTAAGGCTTATACAACCGGATTCAGAGATGCCTTAATAGATGCCGTGATAAAAATTAACGAAGAAGTTCAACGTATGAAAGAGGAGAAAGTACTATGAAAAAATTATATGGAAAAGGAAAATTGGCTCCCCGAGACGGGATCGAACCGCCGACCTAATGGTTAACAGCCATTTGCTCTACCTCTGAGCTATCGGGGAATCTTGTTTATTATTTTCATCTATTTCGTGTTGTAATTGTTCATCTATAAACTTAAATAATGCAATATTCACAGAATTTAAAAATTCATCTAAAGACATTTCTTTAGATTCAATCTGAATATAAGAATTTGCAAGAATTTTAATTAATGTATTTATTACAGGAACACTTGAATGTCCCTCGCAAATTAAACATATATCATCAAATAGTTCTTTTAGTTCTTTACGTTCTTCTTCAGTCATTTTTACTAATTACCCCCTCTAAACCATTTTCTCCACCCCATAGGTTTTGCATTTTCAATATTTTTTATTCTATCTGCTATGTCTTTTATGATGTCTATCATATCCTCAGGTCGTGAGACCTCTTTTTTGCCGGTTAAAACCTCTTGTCCTTTTTCAATGATGGCACGCTCTACAAATTCATAGATAAATATATCAAGTTTATGAGACGCCTTAGTGGCCATAACAATAACCTCAGGATCTATAGAGCGGATAAGCCATGGTTTTCTAAGAGGTTTATTTTTTTTTGGTTTTGTTATGCTATTTTTAGCCAGCTTCTTTCCTCCCGATCATTTTTTTAATATTATCTAAATCCAAGAATATATCGGATAACAGTTGGGTAGTTTCTCGATGCAATTTACCCAAATTGTTAATTCTCTCAGAGAGAGAGAATGTTAAAAATTCAAGATGGTAAATCAAATTTTGATCGTTCATGTACACCTCTTTTAAGCGGCACTTCTAGAGACCTTTTTAGCGTATAACTTTCTGCTTAAAAATATTGCGGCCTCTTCGTATTTATCCTTAGGCAAATCCTCTAAGCTTTTTATTCCATAATGCTTTAAAAAGTTATCGTGGGTTTTTGGATCCCCTAGCTCATTAATTTTATCCTGTAGATCAATTTTATGATCTAAGTCAATCTTTTCTATCTTTTTATCAATCTCCTCTTTATCGACGGCCGCGTCATTATCAGTCTGGGTAATGCCCCCCATAGCTGCCAATCCGTAGCGTCTAGCGTAGGTAATTACAGATCCAATAGATTGAGCTAAGCTCATGCCCTTTCCTTTTTCAACACCCATTTCTATTGTTGAACTAATCCACTGTCCTGATGAATGTATGAAGACAGTTTCTAATCTTACTTTTTCCTGATCAAAACCAGGCAACTGAACAACGGCGATCCCATATTTTGATAAAAGAGGTCTTAATATATCTAAAACACCCGATAGCTCAGCGTAGTTATATCCATAGCCCTTCTTATTTTTATGTGCATCGACAACCTCACCTTGCAATTTAGAGAGGGCGGCAGCCAATTCGTTAATATGCTCTGACTTTTCCATTATCCCTTTTTCCTTTCACTATAATCGACAAGCTCTATAAGCTCTAACGCTATCCTCTTTTTTTCCTTTTCCATACACCATGCCGGATCGCGATTAAGCTCACATTGTACTTTTTCATGAATCTTTCGCATAGCAAGCGCATAGTTATTTTTATCTAACTCAAACCTTCCTGTTTCATCATTATAAGAAAAGAATGTTCCCGTATGATCGTGGGCTATTTCCGCAATAACATTTTTCATATTATTGTAATCACTTTCTGGTGGCTCAATTTCTATCTTCTCTTGGTCTCTACCATTCATTTCTATCTCCTTTAAAACGTTATAGAAGCAATATTCCACATAAGTAGTTAAAAGATAGTTAATATCCTCATAAGTTTTTTTAGCAGGTTGAGAGAATGTCCAAGTGGTCTGTGACCCATCTTTCCATACAACCGATATCTCGCCTTTTTCTTTTGAGCCCACGATAAATTTTACACCACCACCCTTTCCTAAAGAGTTAAACCAACTCCAGGTATATGGTTCGGGTGGCGATGAAAATTCATTAAACTCGTCATTAATACCTTTTAAGCCGAAGACATAATTTTTTAATGTATAATCTTTCCAAATACCCACGATACACACCTAATTAAATATATTGATTATATACATAATGTAATATCATCCTTAATTATTTCAATATATTTTTGTTTAATAAAATTTATATTATAAAAAACAAACTATTAACAAAAAGTTAATTTTAATTAAAATAAAAATTTTTGGTGTTTTTTACGAAATTTTCAGAATGGATATTGATTTTTAAACGCGACCGCGCAAGGATGGTGGTTACGTTTAAACTCTGGATTAACTCAGACAACACTATTATGGGTTTAAACGCTTATTTTTATAGGGGGGTATTATGTTTAGAAAGGGGAATCTACCGTGAATTCTAGCTGATTAACCCGTATAAAAAGAAAGGCGGCCGTTTAAAGCCGCCTATCCCCTACCAAGAAAATCTTCAGACTTTCAAAGTAGGGGAAACATTCGCTTATGTCAACCATTCTTTAAAAGGTTCTTAAATTATGATTAAATCCGCCACTTCAGAAAATTTATCTAAAATTTTTCCTGGTCGTACGATTGCTTTAAACACAGCTTATATCGACATATCCGGATCTATCACCGCCGGCGTTCTTCTCTCTCAGATGGTCTATTGGGCCACGATAAAAAACTTTGGAGAGTTTTATAAAACCAACGAGGAGTTTAGGGCTGAGACCCGCTTGGGTGAATATGAGTTTAGAAAAGCTAAAAATGATCTGATAAACCTCGGGGTTATAAAGTGCACGAGAAGGGGCATACCAGCGGTAAGCTACTATCTTGTGGATGTGGATAGGCTATCAGAGCTTCTATCTGGTATTTCTCTCCCAACAGTACGTGTGGAAACCACGCACCATACGTGTGGAAACCACGCATCTATATATAGAACAGAGATTACTACACAGATTACTACAAAAGAAAAAGAAGAAGAAAAAGAAACCTCGCCTCCGGCTCGTGTTTTTTGTTCTAAAAAAATTGATGAAGAATTTGAAGAGGCTTACCAGGTTTACGGAGTTTATAAATCCAAGGGCTATGCTGAGGATGCCTATAAGAAAGCACGCAAGGCTGGTATAAGCCATTATGAGATCATGAAAGGAATTGAGGCTTATAAGTACGATCGGGATCAACAGACGCTTAGAAATAACTGGATGCCCGCTCATATGAACTTCAATAGCTGGCTAAGGGCTAAGAAATGGCTAGATAAAGTTGAATTTGTTAAGATTTCAAATGAAGAAATAGAGAGGATGGAAAAGATTTTTCATGAAGATTTAAAACTTCAATCTGAAATTCACATAGAAAACTTGCCGCCGAAAACTTGGGGTAAGGTAAGTTCTATCTTGGCTGAAAAGCTAGGGGTACATTCATATAAATCTTGGATAGCGCCGCTAAGACCTAAGTTATTAACGGAGGATGGTTGTTTGTCTTTAGAGGCCCCAACGCGATTTATCTCGGATTGGGTTGATAGAAACTATGGAAAAGATTTGCTACTGGCCTTCCAAAAGATTAGTCGATCCATTTTGGATATTAAAATCATACCGGCCCCATCGCTTAGGGCCGCTTAAAGGGAGAGATATTGATGACATATGCATCTATCCACGATAACGGTCTTGATTTGCATGCGGAAAATGCACTTGATTAAAATAATTTTAAAAATAACTTAAAAGTTTAAGAATTAATTAATGTTTTTAGGTGATATAATTTCTTCAATAGCATCCCTAAATCTAGGGATTTACTGAATAGAGAGTATATGACTGACAACATTGTACACCCAATTTTTGATCAATCTCCTAATATACTCTCTATCTTTTTAAATGAGAATTTACACTCGCAAAGTCTCTAAACAATCTCAAGGAAAGCGGTCTGATCTTAATGACAAATATTTTCGATCATCATGGGAAGCTAACTATGCAAGAATTCTTAATTTTCTCCAAAGAAACAAACAAATCCATAAATGGGAGTATGAGCCTGATACTTTTTGGTTTGAAAAGATAAAACGAGGGACGCGCTCTTATACCCCTGATTTCAAAATATGGGATAAGGAAGATTCCGAGCCCCATTACATTGAAATAAAGGGATGGATGGATACGACTAGTCAGACAAAGTTAAGGCGTATGAAAAAATACTTTCCTCACATAAAGGTTACCTTAATTCAACAGAGAGAATACAACACTTTAAAGCGGCAAATGAAAGGATGGATTAGAAATTGGGAATGAATGAAGTTTTTGATAACGTCAAAATTATATATGACCACAATATTTTAATTATTAACAAAAAGGATATTTACCTACGCCCGAAAGAAATGGATATTTTCTCTATTGTTTATGATAAAAAAGGCATTCCCGTTAGATTGGAAACAATTGTTCAGGCTATTTGGGGGAGATTAGAGGGAATGAATTCAATAAATTCCTTGCAAGTTCATATTAACAATATCAATAGAAAAACTCGTCCCCATGGAATTTCTTTACAGAATATACGAGGCCGGGGTTATAAGATCGCGGAAACTCGTCCGTCTGGTAAGGACGTAACTAATGAGATTGTTGAGATAAATGGAGAGAAAAAAACCGCTAGAGAATGGGCGACGCTATATGGGGTAGCAATATCCACTCTTTATAGCACCTATTCTCGTAGAAAGCCCATAGAACATTGTTTTAGAAAACTAGCATCGTAGAGCAGTTCGCAGGCTTAAGTATATTCATGGCTATTTTATAGGATTCGGCGATGGCATTTGGAGGAGGGATTAAATCTTGAATAGAAATGAGTGGAGAATCGGCCGGTAGGATTTCCACTTTTAGCTTTAAATACTCAACAAGAACCATGGCGTATATTAATGCACGTTTAGGTTCCTTTTTATCAAATAGTGTTAAAGTTTCTTTAAAATAAGAATGAACTTTGTCACAGTTTTGATAAAGATTGAAGTATTCTTCGCATTCATTACTTTTCATAATTAACTCCCAATGCCATCTAATTAAATTATGGTTAATTGTTTTTTAAGTTTCAAGTGTTTTTATTAATTGTGTTTTATTAAAATTTAAGGTTATTTCTAGTTAATATAGAGAAATTAAGGAAAGTTTGATGACTATAAAATGGGAAGAGCGCGAAGTTCAAATTAAAGATCTTAAGGATTATGAGCGTAACCCTCGTCGTATAAACAAAGATCAATTCGAAAATCTCGTGAGATCCCTTAAAGAGGATGGTTATCACCAAAGGTTAATCGTCAATGAGGATGGAACTATTATTGGTGGCCATCAGCGTAAAAGAGCTTTATTGGAAGCCGGATTTAAACCATCGGATAAGATCAAGGTTTTAACCCCTCTAGATCCTTTATCACTTGAAGATTTTAAGAGGATAAATATCCGAGATAACCTTCCCTATGGTGAATATGATATGGATATGCTCGCTGCTGATTTTGATATTGATGAGTTGGTGGATTGGGGTATGGCTCCAGAGATGTTTCCTGATTTTGAAAAAATAGGATCTGAGGGTTTAACGGATGATGATGCTGTTCCTGAAACACCTAAAGATCCAATAACAAAAATTGGTGATGTATACGTCCTTGGTAACCATAGGCTTATGTGCGGGGATTCAACGAGTATGGATGCTATTGAAAAGCTTATGGATGGGCAAAAAGCCGATATGGTATTTACCGATCCTCCTTATGGAATATCACTAGATACAGATTATACTAGATTTGGTTCCACAAAATCGGTTAAGAGCTTAACCTTCTGCAAAAGTAAGAGATACGAATACGAAAAAGTAATTGGTGATAATGATGATTTTAAGAGCGAATTAATTACTACCATATTTGCCATTTTTTCTAATTGTAAGGAAATATTCATCTGGGGTGCCGATTATTTTATTGATCTTATCCCATTTTATAAAGAAGGATCGTGGGTTGTTTGGGATAAGAGAATCGATGAAAATCTAGATAAGGTTCAAGGTAATACATTCGAATTATGTTGGAGCAAACAAAAACATAAGAGACTTATAGCTCGAATTCTTTGGTCAGGACTAAATGGGATGGATAAAAATACATCAACAGGTGATGAGGGATTTAGGAGACATCCTACTCAAAAACCCACAAAACTTATAGAGTGGTTCTTTTCTCAATGGGGAAAACCAAATGATAATGTGGTAGATCTCTTCGGCGGCTCCGGCTCTACGCTCATAGCTTGCGAAAAGACTAACCGTAAATGCTTTATGATGGAAATATCTCCACATTACTGCGATGTTATAGTAAAAAGGTGGGAAGATTATACCGGAAAGAAAGCTGAACTTGTTAATCCATAGAAATATTTTCACACGTGAATTATTGTATTAATAATCACAATTAAAAGATGGAGAGATAAACATGCCGCTAATTGAAGGTAAAAAAGCCAAAACCAAAGAAGGCTTTTCAGAGAATGTTCGTAGAGAAATAGAAGCAGGTAAACCTCAAAAACAAGCCGTTGCCATCGCTTATTCCAAGAAGCGTCAGAATAATAGAAAAAAGAAATGATTCCATGAATGATAATGATTTATTTGATGAAGAATGGAAGAAGAGATATTCTGATCTAACCAATGATGTTGGCCTTATAATTCAAGGATATAAAATATCTCACATTTGGAATCTAGCTGTAGAATTACTTTTAACTTGCTGGAATAGTGCTGAATGGGAGCGTAGCAAAAATGATTATGTTAATGAGGTTGTAGAATTCCTTCTTGCGAAGATGGAAGAAGATAGAAGAAGATGAAATCTTGGAAAGTTAGGAGAATAAAAAGATGTCAATAGAAATAGAATGTCTTGATTGTAAATGTAATCTTATGAATTTCTTTGATTTTTGTGAGTTTTATAACATACATGGGATTGAAGAAGAAAAAATAGCCCCCTATTTTCCTCAACATGCTACTCATAATGTTGGAGTAACCATTCCAACAATTCATAACAATGGAGAAACAACGGAAAATGCCTCCAAATCCACAGAATCTTAAGAACTTTCCTCCTGGAAAGTCAGGTAATCCTAACGGAAGACCTAAAGGTTCATATTCAATAGTTAGCGAACTAAAGAAGATAATGAACCGAGAGATCGAATTAACCGATCCCTTTACTAAAAAGACCACTAAGGGTGAAATACGTAAGTTCTTAGCATTACGATTAGCAACGGCCGCACTAAAGGGTAACTTACACGCTATTAGAGAATGCTTAGATAGAATGGATGGTAAGGCTTTTCAAGAGATAGAACAGCATCAGATTATTGATGTGACCAATATTAACCTTAAGGGATTGTCTGATGAGACATTGCAGACAATTATAAGTGAAAATAATGAAGATGGATAAACAAAAAGAAATCAACAAGGTTATTGCAGAGACAACTTTTGACATAAAGGATGCTGTGTTAGTAATTCCTAATGAAGGTATTCCTTACGTAAAACATAAAGATAAATTAACAAAATATGAACAAAACTATGATTCTATAGATTTAATACGTAAACAGTGAAAATAATAATGATGAAGATTAATCAAAAAAAAATTATTAATTATATAGAAAAAATTTTAGAGAAAGAGAATATACCTATTCCTAAACACTTGGAATTTAGAGATAAAGAAAAGGACTGTGATCTTATATTAAATCAATACAAAGAGAAAACCACTGTTATCTCCCCTAGAAAAACAACTACTTGAAAAAGCTAAATGGGAATTTGACCGTCGTCGTATTCAAAACGAAGGCTTTATAGCATTCTGCAACGCTTTCGATTACCAATTAGCCCCACATCATGTTCTTATGGCTGAAAAGCTAGAGAAAACAATATACGAACCAAACTACAATCTAATCATATGCATGCCGCCTGGACACGCTAAAAGCCGATATGCATCCGTGTTGTTCCCATCATACTACCTTGGTAGATATCCTAACAAAAACTTGCTGATGATTACCCATACGCAGGGTTTTTCCAATAAATGGGGGAGGTTTTGTAAGCGCATTCTTCTTGAACCTAAGTATCAATATCTTATGGAAACGGAATTAAGACGAGATTCGCAGTCATCATCTGAGTTTGGTTTAAATAACGGGAGTGAGTATTTTGGTTCGGGAATTCAAGGAAATATTACGGGCCAGAGGGGAGATATCATTATCATTGATGATCCCATCAGAGGAATTGCCGATGCTGATTCTCTAACAATACGTGAAAAGATTTGGGATGCTTGGACTTTTGATATTCGTTCTCGAATAAGCCCTAATGCTTCAAAGGTAATTGTGGCTACACGATGGCATGAGGATGATTTAATAGGACGTGTATTAAATTCTTCTGATTCTAAAAATTGGGAGGTTATCAGTTTGCCAGCTATTGCTGAAGAAGATGATCCTTTAGGGCGTCAAATAGGCGAAGCATTATGGCCAGATTACATACCTATACATATGTTACTTAATGAAAAGACAACCCGTGATAAGGAAGACATTCGCTCGTGGAACTCTCTTTATCAACAGCGCCCTACAGCAGAAGATGGATACTATTTTAGAAAAGAATGGATAAAAAGAATCAATAAGATACCATATGGTCTCAATTATTATGGAGCATCTGACTATGCGGTTTCTGAAGGAAAGGGCGATTATACTGTTCATATTGTTGTTGGGCACGATCCTAAGCGTGACGACATATACATTGTGGATGTTTGGCGAAAGAGATCAATTTCTGATGAGTGGATTAATGCCTTTATCGATTTATCCTATGACTACGAGCCGTTAATGTGGGGTGAGGAAAGTGGTCAGATAATAAAAAGCTTAGACCCTATTATCATAAAGGAAATGAGACGTAATAATCATTTTGTCTTTCGTCAACAATTTCCAAGCCTAACCGACAAAACATCAAGATGCCGATCTTTCCAAGCTTATATGGCGGCGGGTCGCGTTTTCATAAAGGATGCTGACTGGACTGATGATTTGGTTAGAGAAATGCTATCCTTCCCTTCCGGTAAACATGACGATCAAGTAGATGCCTTAAGCCTTATAGGTCGTATGCTTTATGATATGATGGTCATTAAAAAGAAGAAAATACCTAAAAGCTTGTTTGGGTTTAAAGATAATCAAATTATCCTTCCTGGTATTCATGAGAAGATAAAACCTAAACAACAACAGCCCCTGTTCAAGAAGTTTTAATATAAATTAAATAATAATTTAAGGATTATTTAATACTTAACTTTGTTAAAGTGTCATTAATTTACTTAGGTATAAGATGGCATTTAACGAAGATTCAGATCAAATGCCTCTTGGCGTTACGGCCAGTGGTGATGACGATGATCATGACGATAAGCCGTTTGATGTTCAAGAATGGCTTAATAAGATAAAAAAAGCACGCCAGAAAGAACAATGGTGGCGCGATAGAGCTAAGCGTTGTGTTAAGATATATAGAGACGATAGCACTGTCACCAGCAACACATATGCCTCTCCTCGCCCTTTTGATGATAATGAAAACACTTTTAATATACTCTGGTCAAACGTCCAGGTATTGCAACCTGCTTTATTTTCAGACGTACCAAAACCAGACGTACGCAATCGATATCTAGTTACCGATCCTGTCGCTCAGACAGTTGGAATGGTTATAGAGCGCGCTCTTTCATACTTGCTGGATATGTACGATTTCACCGGCACAATGAAAGGAGCAATGCTTGATTATCTCTTAACGGGTAGATCTGTTGTTCGCATTCGCTTTAACAAAAATGAGGCGGTTAAATTATGGTGTGAGCTTGTCCCTTGGGATACATTCAATACAGAGCCTGTAGATAGATGGCAAGATGTTACATGGATATCTTTCCGACATCTTATAAGTAAAGACGAATTTTTAGATTCATTCCCCGATAAACCTTTAATTCAGGCAGTTAGAGAGAAAGACCAATATAGTGTAGAGCCGCGTTATGAGGTGTATGAAGTTTGGGATAAAAATACTAAGCAAGTATATTTTCTAGGGCAAGCTGATGAGCCATTAAAGATAGAGGACGATCCGTTTGGCTTAACAACATTTTGGCCTATTGCTGAGCCTCTTTATAGCATTAAGACAAACGATACTCTTGTCCCTATTCCTGAATACACAATTTATCAAGCTCAAGCGTTTGAGCTCAATCAAATTAGCTATCGCATTACCGACTTGGTTAAATCCTGCAAGTTTATAGGTGTATATGATTCCTCTCAAACGGGATTAAGTGATTTATTAAAAGCGCACGATTCTCAATTCGTTCCGGTAACAAGCAATCTATTGCGTGAGGGCGGAATAAAATCAGTTATAGATAGTTTAGATACCAGCCGCATTAGTCAAATCCTAACGCAGCTTTATCAACAGCGTGAGCAAATCAAGGAGATAATCTTTGAGGTTACTGGAATTTCTGACATTATCAGGGGCGATACAAAAGCTACCGAAACTGCGACGGCGCAGAGTATTAAGGCTAAATATGCTGGATTACGTTTACGAGATAGGCGCAATAACATTGATCGCTTTGTGGTTAATCTACTTAGGATTAAAGCTGAGCTTTTAGCTAAGTACATGCCACTAGATGAACTTCAACTCATGACGGGTGTTCAAATAACCCCTGAAATGATCGATGTTCTCCATTCAGACATTCTTAGAAATTATAAAGTAGATATCGAAACCGATAGCCTTGTCTTATCCGATATGGATATGGAATCGCAAAAACGGGCGGCTTTGGTTGGATCGATTACACAATTCATTTCACAAGTATCTCCAATTGTTGCTAGCGGCGCAATGCCTATAGAGACCGCTAAAGCTCTTTTGAAATATGCCTTACAAGCTACGAAAGTAAGCCGTGAAGTTGAAGATGCCTTAGAGCTCATTGGCACCCCGCATCCACCACCCCCACAACAACCAGGAATGCCAGGAGCGATGCCGCAACAAATGCAACCACATCCTATGATGCACCCTCATTTACGCCAACCACCACATCCATCTCTGCAACATATGCCGATAGGCCCAAATTTACATAATGCACCACCAGGGGTAGGGCCTATACCTCGTGGTGGATCACCAGTTTAATAAAGGGAATTTTTATGGGTTCTCCCGCATTCTCACAAGTTTTATCATCCTCGCCATCCTCAACCACGCCGCCATCGCCGTATACATCGATGCAGACATCTACAGCGCCATCCAATCCATTATCTCCTTGGAATCCTTTATATAATCAAGTTACATATCAGACAGGAACACCTCAGTATCTCACTCAATTAAATCAAACTAATCCAATGAATTCTGGTCAAACTGGTGATCAATTTTCATCAAATTTATCTCCGATGATGATGCAGATAATGGCGCAGCAGGGCCAACAATTGCCAGGTGGAACAACAAGCATGCCTGGAATGCCTGCTGGTTCTAACGGACAAACGATGATGCCGCCTGGTATGATGCCTCCCCAATTTGGTGGTGGTAATCCACAATCTCAACAACAAACATCTCAGAGACAACAGCAAGTCGCACCACCGCCACAATCTTTTAACCAATCAAATTCGAATCCATTGGACGGTCAATTGCGTCAGCAATTTGCGTCTTGGGTGAAGAATAGAGTTGGAGGGATGAATACCATTCCATCCGGAAAGACTTCAATTCCATCGGGTCAATTACCAGTAACAGGAGTAACATAAATGGGATCACAATTAGGACAGATGCTATCTGATGATAGCGGTCAAAACCAAAATCAATCAGCTCAACAACCTCAATTACCTCCGCAAGTAATGGCAGCATTACTGGGTGGATTGGGATCTGGTTCTCCATCTATGCCATCAGTAACACCACAGGCACCTATATATCCTCCCGCACCAAATCAGATGACTCCAATACAAACATCTGGAAATCCTCCTCAGATGGGAATTCCTGGTAGTAGTTCTGGTCAACCTCCTCAACAACCTGGCTCCCCAACACCTCAAATGACGCCGGCTCAGGTGGAGACTATTCAGAAATATATGCAAGCAGCTCAGCAAGGAACGCCGGCTCAGATGGCGTGGCAAGCACCTGGTCAAATTCAAATGACCAACGCTCAACGAGCAGCTCAACAATCCGCATTAGCTCCAGGTAATTATAATATCAACCAACCAAACAACCCTAATGGGAACCCGCTAGAAGAGGAAATGAGAAGACAATACGCGCAATGGTTAGCTAACAGAGGTGGGAGTTAATTATGGTTTTCATCATTAAAGATTCAATAAATGTTCTCTCACATGCTGACGGTAAGCGTTATACATCACGCCGTGAATATGAGCGTTCTTTAGATAAGAAATCCATGCAGATAATGCCTGATCAGCAATACAAGCTCATGAAAGAAAAAATCATGGACGAAATCCATTCTAAGCCGAAGAAAAAGGAAATTTATAACCACGTTCATATTGATATGGCCAATGACCGTATCGAGAAAAGCTATAAGGAAGATATTTAATGAGTAGAAAAGTATTATCCCTTCGTCAACAAGTTGAGGAAGCTTTTGAGCAATCTGAAGATTCTAGAAAAGAAGAAGATAAGCAAATACACGAAATTTTAAGTGAAGAAGAGCAAGAAAAAGAAGCTGAATCGCGTGAAAGCGAGCCTATTGCTGAAGAGGAAGCAGATAACGAGTCAAAAAAAGAGGAGTTAGATGATGAGCCGAGAGCAATTGCTAATTGGAGCGAGGAAGATAAAAAGATATTTCGATCTATGGATGATTCGGGAAGAAAATTTCTTCTTAAGCGTCATAATGAATTGGAAAAGGACTATACACGTAAACGTCAGGCCGATTCTGAAGCGTTAAAGCTTGCAGAATCCTATAAACAGTTAATTGAGCCTCATAAAGAATATTTTAGAAATCTAGGGATGGAACCAGCACAAGCTTTAAACATGCTTGCTAACGCTGAAAGGAAACTTAGATTTGGAACGGCGCAGGAAAAATTAGATACATTTAATTATCTCGCACGAAATTATGATGTTTTAAGAGATGCCGCTGGAACTCAACAACAAATTGATCCCAATCTTAAACCAATTTTTGATGAAATTAGCCAAACTAAGGCCGAATTAGCGAGAATTAAACAAGAAAGACAACAAACCGAGAATGATTACCTTAATCACGTCATTCAAGAGTTCAAAACAGCTAAAGATAAGAATGGCAATCTAAAATATCCCCATTTTGAAGATGTTCGTAGTGATATGGGCGATCTTATTCGTATGAAAAAAGCAGAATCTTTAGAAGATGCTTATGAGCAGGCTATATTTTTGAATAGAGACTTGCGTGAAAAGCATATTATGGAATATACTAAGTCTAGTAAGCGTTTAGAAGAAGACCAAAGACGAGATGTCGCTTCTAAAAAAGCAAGCTTTAATGTGAAATCTAGATCATCATCTGAAAGTGTTGAGATTAGAAAGAAAGAAAGTTTGCGGCAAACGTTAGCTAAAGTTTTTGAAGCGCAGCACAATGCTCGTTTCTAAGAGGTACCTTGCTTAGTTAGCAACCAGGCCTTCATAAAAAAACTTAAGCCCGCTAAAGGTGCATTCCTATATATGGAACCAGCCCTTTAGTCACTTATCTTATGGAACTTTCTCCACATGGGGAATCTGGCCTAAAGACTTAAAAGTTTTTAATTAGATTCTTTAACCATGAGGAGATGTATTCATGCCTATCGTAAATTTAGGCGATATCATTACGACAACTCTGCGCTCCCGCACCGGTGAGCTCGCGGACAACGTCACGTATAATAACGCACTTTTAACACGTTTAAACACCAAGGGACGCATTAAGCCTGTCTCTGGTGGTTCCCAGATTTTACAAGAATTAGCGTACGCTCAGAACGGAACTGAAATGTTCTATTCTGGATACCAGCCATTAGATTTGACACCTCAGAAGGTGATCGATTCTGCCGTATTCGATATTAAACAAGCAGCGGTAGCAGTATCAATTTCAGGGTTAGAAGCTCTGCAAAACAGCGGAAAAGAACAAATCATTGATTTGTTGGAAGCTCGTATTGAAGTAGCTGAAGACACGATGAAGAACCTGATTTCAACTGGTATCTATTCAAATGGTACCGGGTATGGTGGTCTTCAAATTGGTGGTCTTCAATTGCTCGTTTCAACAACGCCAACATCAGGTGTTGTAGGTGGGTTTGATAGATCAAACTCCTCAAATGCTTTTTGGCGTAACCAGGCCGTATCATTTTCTAGCACACTCGGATTAACCGCCGGCGCGGATACCATTCAGCACGCTATGAACAACCTATGGGTTCAATGTGTTCGTGGTAGTGACGTGGTGGATTTGATTGTAGCTGATAACAACTATTTCATTTATTTCCTAGAATCCCTGCAAAGCATTCAACGTCTTACGGATGATAACAGCGACGTTGCAAAACTAGGGTTCCAGTCTCTTAAATACATGAATGCTGATGTTGTTTTAGACGGTGGTATCGGTGGCCAATCACCTAGCAACACCATGTATTTCTTAAATACCAAATACATTTTCTACAGACCCCATATGGACCGGAATATGGTTGTCGATGAAAGGCCGAGAATTTCGGTGAACCAAGACGCAGAAGCACGGGTTATCTTGTGGGCAGGAAATATGACTTTGTCTGGTGCTCAATTCCAAGGCGTTTTATCAGCTTAAAGATCAAGGAGAAATATTATGGCTACTTCAAATCGTGCAATCAGTCCAGTTTTAGGGGTTGATGTAACCGCTACCAGCTCTCTCTTTTTGGGGAGCACCACTTCTTATAAACCTGATTTTTTACTAGGAAGTACTATTAAAACCAGTGATGGCGAGCATATGTATATTCAGTGCTCTGCTACAATTACCGCTGGAGACGTTTTAACTATCACGCCCGTAACCGGCTTAGCGCAGGGAATTACCACTACTCTTGCAACTCAACAATCCAATAATGCAGCCTATTATATAGGAGTGGCCAACGAATCTCTCGTTGTAGGTCAACAAGGCTGGGCTTGTATTAAAGGAAGTCCAGTAAATGGAATAAGTATTGCTGCGTCTTGTACAAAGGCTGAACCTCTTTATACGACAGCTACAGCAGGCGCTCTAAGCACAACAGCTACAAGTTCGATTTTAATATCCGGTATTGAGGCGACTGTCACAACTACTAGTGCGGCGGTTGTTGCTGGTTATTGTTCAAATCCAGTTCTGGTTACTGGAACAGTTAATAACATTTAAATCGGAGAATAATGTGATTCCAACTCATATTTTAGATGATGGCACTGTTATTGAGGCGACTGATAAAAGACTTCGCGTGAAGTTCTTTTATGAGCCCTTTTTGCAAGAGGCCGATACTAAAAGAGAAGGTAGACCAATCTATAAAGATAAAGAGATGATCGAAATCAGAGTGCCTGGATCGAAAGATGTTATGCATTTTGAGGCGAGTGATCACTTTAAAAAGAGATTTTCAGCTCATTATGAAGCGTTTAAGAATTCAAATTCTGAAAAAATTCAAGGGACACCTTTAGATCAATTCCCTTTTATCAGTGCGTCAGAGCGTAAGGAATTTGAATACCACAACATCTATACAGCTGAGCAGCTCATTAATATCGCTGATGGCTATGTAGATCGTATTGGTTTGCACACGCGCGACATTATCAAAAAAGTTCAAGCTTATATGAAATCAGCAAAGGACAATTCAGGAATTGCCGCACTTGTTGATGAAAATGAAAAGCTTAAGCGTGAGATTGATTTGGTAAAGGAACAATTTCAGCAATTTTTAACTTCACAAGAAAGGAGCCAAGACGATGGCAAGGTACACAGAAGAAGAAGACAAAAAGAAAGTGAGCATGAAGAGGAAGTCCGCGCCGCGTGAAAAAGAGGAAGATGACGCGGAAGAGGAAGATGAGGGCAGAGAAGTAGAGCACGACGAGGAACATGACGAAGAAGAAAGACATGATTCTAAATCCTCTCACTCTCTTCACGATTACACGCGTCCAATCCGCAAGAACAAGATTTTGTATTAATTAGAGGAATATCGAAATGACCAACAGTCCTAATCTTTTAAATGAGCTAGGTGGTTTTTCAGCTAACCAGCATCGAGAGCTGATGAATACCTTTACGCAGACGAGCGGGACTGATGGTTTAACCGCGCATGCTGGCGGGGGACAAGGTAGCGCACTTGCATTAACAACCATTATAAATCGTATTTCTACAGTTGCGACGGCTGGCGATAGCGTTGCTCTTCCAGCCTCCACAGCTGGATCAATATGCATAATCGCAAATGATGCTGCCAATGCGTGTCAGGTATTTGGTGCAGGAACCGATACTATTAATGATGTTGCAACAGCTACTGGCGTTTCTCAATTAGGAAAATCTACGGTTCTATATGCATGTAGTACCGCCGGAAAATGGTATTCTATAGGTCTTGCTGCATTAGGGTCTTCTTCATTTACAGACTCTATAACCGCGCATGCTGGCGGGGGACAAGGTAGCGCTACTGCCCTTACCACAAAATTTAACCGCGTTACAACAGTTGCGACGGCTGGCGATAGCGTTGCATTGCCTGCAAGCGCTGGTGGATTAGAAATAACTGTAATTAATGCGGCCTCTAACTCAATGCAAGTATTTGGTGCAGGAACCGATACTATTAATGGGGTGGCCACTGCTACCGGAGTTAATCAGGTTGGAAAGAGCACTATCGTTTATAGATGTACTACAGCTGGTGCCTGGACAACCAGTTTAGTATTACAATCTGGGGATAGTTCTGGTGTTGCTGGTGGATTAACTATTTATCCTGGAACGGCTTCAAAAGGAAGTTTACAGTTATTGGCGGTAAATAATACCGGAAATACGGCAACCATTATCTCGAATGCGGCAATGGGGCAAGCATCAACTATAAGCATTCCCGACCCAGGAGCTTCTACTGATACATTCGCTTTGTTGGGAACCGCTAACGTTTTTACTGCAACTAATCAGGTTAACACTCTCAATATTGGTGCTAGTGGAACTGTTGGATCTTTAAACTTATTTTCAACGACAGCTTCTAAGGGTAAATGGAATTTTGCACCGGTAGATAATACCGGAAATACCACGATGACACTTACCAATGCCGCTCAAGGTGGTGCATATACCTATACCATTCCAAACGCTGGGGCCTCAGCAAGCTTTTTAATGTCACAAGGAACGCAGACAATTGTGGGAGCTAATACCTTTTCAGCGGCTCTTACCCCAACAGGTGGAATTGCGGCGGCTGGAGGTTTTTCAGCATCTCCTCGTGGAATTCATACTAACCAACATGGTGCATTTGCAACAACGGATGGTACGAACGTAACCGCATCTAGCACGACTACGTATATCGCTGAAATATTTGTTCCAGCCAATATGACCATTACTGGTATAGCTTTGTTTAATGGAACATCTGTTGCCGGTAACGTAACGGTTGGTTTAGCAACTTCAGCTGGTGCTCCTATAGGTGCCGCTCTTTCGGCATCGACTTCACAATCGGGAACGACGGCATATCAATTAATACCTTTTGCTACCCCATATCCAGCAGTTGGGCCAGCTACTTATTATATTCAGGTGCAGTTTAGCAGCGGATCAGCCAACTTCAGAGCGCATGTCCTTGGAACTATTGGTGCGACCACCCAAACGGGTCAAACATATGGGGTGATGACGTCATTTACTCCTCCCACTACTTTCACCACCAACGTTGGACCTATCGCAGGATTATATTAAAAAATGACAATGATGCCCGCCCAGTTAAATCTTTTAAACGCAACCATTACGACGGCAGTAACGGCGGCAACAACTACGCCCATTACTGGTTTAGCTCGGGCCGCGTCACTAGCCATTCAATGTAACCTTGGTTATGGATCAGGTGGAACTTCAATTGATGTTTATGTTCAAACGAGTTTTGATGGTGGAAATACATGGTTTGATATAGCTGAATTTTCGATGACAACATCGAATTATAATAAAGCTTATAACCTTACCGCGAATACAGCCGTAACATCTGTCACAGCTTTAACAGATGGATCAATGTCTGCAAATACATCTCAAAGCGGTCTTATTGGCGATCAACTCCGACTTAAATACACCACGGTAGGAACTTATGCGGGCAGCACAACTTTAGTGGTATCGGCTGTGGCAAAGGCAGGCTCATGAATGTCCATATTAACCATAGCTCAAAACGTAGCAACGGAAGCACATTTTAATGCTCCGAGCACAATTGTAGGTAATGTTGATCCAACTTCTCAATTGTTGTTACTTTTAATTAAGAGAGCCACTACCGACATTTCTAATTCATTTAGATGGAGTGGACTTGTTAAGCAAGGGACGTTTAATTTTGTTAATAACCAAACCAATTATACGTTAGCCTCTGATTATAAAGAATATATCCCAATGACCATGTGGGATTATACAACTCGTCGCCCTATTATCGCCCCTATTGATGCTGAAGATTATGGAATTCAAACAAACTATTTGATTACCAGTGGTATCGATAAAATGGCCTATTTTTATGGAAATCAGGTCTATATCACACCGGTTCCAAGCAATACCGATACAATTAATTATTCTTATAAAACCAATAATATTTTTAAAAGTTCAGGTGGAAGTGGTCAGACAACTATTATAGCTGATACCGATACAACAATCGTTCCTGAATACCTTGTCGAATTAAGCACTAAGCTTCGATACTTAGTCTCTAAAGGTCTTATAACCCCAGAACTTTATCAAGCATCTTATGAAAAGCTTGATTTTGAGGAGCAATTACAAGCCGCGCAAAAAGCGGATGGTATGGGTCAAAAAGGCACTATTAACATGAATACGGGAGGGAATGCTTACTGGAAAGCAGCTTATACACAAGATTCTAACTTTCCACAAACGAGTTAAGCATGCCTCAATCCTTACAAACCATACCAGCGCCTGTAGGGGGGTGGACTACCACCAGCGCCAATGTTGTGGATTTGCCAAACTTATTTGCCTTTGGGTTTTATGGGGATTCATTACAGTCCAAACCAAATACCGCGCTTATTTTAGATAATCTTATCCCAGCGCCTGGTTACGTAACCAATAGGCTAGGTGCTAGCACCTTTGCAACTGGTGTTGGAATGGGGAATGTTGACTCTCTTTTTGAGTTAAAAGCAGGGACAGTTAATAAGTTTATAGCGGCGTCAGGGGGGGCTTTTTATGATATCACCGCCGGAGGAACAGCAACTTTACTTGCTTCAGGTTTTAATAGTAACCAGTGGGTGGGTACTTCTTTTGATGGGGAGTTAGCGCTTGTTAATGGGATAGACCACCCACAAACCTATAATGGGACTTCCATTTCACCCCTTACTATCTCTGGTCCAGCCAGTGTTAATAACTTAATAGCGGTAAAGACTTATCAGGAAAGAACGTATTACGCCTTAAAAAACTCCCAAAGTTTTTGGTATACAACTGCAGGCGGAATTGGCGGATCTTTAACTGAGTTTCCATTAGGTGAGGTTGGTAATTTTGGCGGCAATCTTATAGGCATTGAAGTTCTTACTACAGATGGTGGGACGGGAATGCAGGATTATATCTGCTTTTTCATGTCTACGGGCGAAATCATTATGTATTCGGGTAATGACCCTGGAAATAACTTTTCAATAGTCGGTATTTATGTATCAGGACGGCCTATAAATCAAAGGGGTATTATAAAATATGGCCCTGATGTTTTGGTAATTACCGATTCTGGGTACATCACTCTTTCGTCATTATTGCCATTAAGCTACGGAAAAGATAATACCGCGCTTGGGTATGCTATAAGGGGTGCCGCTAGTGCTGCTGTCCAAGCCTTTGGATCTAGTTTTGGGTGGCAAGCTATCGTATCGCCTTGCAATAACTTATTATTAATAAACGTTCCTCAAAACAATAACACCTTTGTACAACATGTCTTAAATACCAATACAACCGGATGGTGTAGGTTTACTAATCTTAACGCCCGTTGTTGGTGTAATTTTAGTGAGACTTTATATTTCGGGGGCACAAATGGCACTGTTTATATGTACGGCCCTAACTATACAGATTATGGGTCTAATGCAACCTATATTTATCAGTCTTTAAATTTAAGGTTATCAGCTGGCCAAGCTCAAACGGCTGGTATACGGCCTAGACTACTTTTTAATGGCCAAGCAACTCTTTCAATTCAACAATCTGTAGATTTACAGCAATTAAGTCCATCCTACTCCATTTCATATACGCCCAATGGAGCAGTTTGGGGCGATCCGTGGGGATCGCCTTGGGCGTCACCTACTTCCATAACCAATTACCTTAATTTCAATAATACCGGTTATCTCTTCAGCGTTTATCTAACCATTACGACCGGCGCGCAGTTGTTTTTTTATGAAACAGACTTCGTTCTTAACAGCGCAGCGAGGATTTAAAGATGGGAGATATTAAAATCAACGATCTTAACCTTCTTAAGCATTGTTATAGGGAAATAATAGGTGAGGAATTTCCTCATGACGGAAATAAATTCCCTGCGGATAAGTACGCATGCTTAGGGGAATATCATGAGGATAAAGAGCCTTTTTGGGTGGTTATATTCCATTCCTTTATCAAAAATCATGATTGCATGCTTGAGCTTTTCATTAACAAGCGCGGGATGTTTAGCAGATCCGCCTTTAAACGAATGGCAGATGTGGTTTTTAACTATGTGTTTTGCCAAGCAAAATTAAATAGATGCTCTGTTCAGGTGAGAAAAAGCAATAAGCCATCGATGCGTTTAGCAAGGGCTTGGGGTTTTGAATTCGAGGGGATAAAGACCAACGGTTATGAGCCGCCGCGTATGGAAGATATGTATCTTTTTGGTCTTTTAAAAAGTAACTGCAAGTGGATTTAGGGTAATGGAAAATATCATTCATTTTTATACGCTGTATACGTTAGCTACGCTTGCTTATAGCCTTTTTAAATCCGTAAAGAAAAAGAGATTTAAAGATGATTTGTTAATTGCTCGTGGTGGTGGTGGTAAGGGTGGAGGCAGTAGTTCGCCTACTCCACCTGCCGCTCCAGACCCAAGTCAAACGGCATCAGCGCAAACGGGTAGTAACGTGCAAACCGCACAAGCAAATGCTTTGCTGGAAAATCCAACTGTACAATCTCCCTATGGTACTATCTCTTACGATACTAACCAACAAGGTATAGATACCTCAGCCACCAATTTGAATGTATCAAGACCAACTCAAACCATTACATTAAGCCCACAAGAGCAAACTTTATTTAATGCAAGTATGGGGATAGGCGGGACTTTAGCTGGTGCCGGTCAACAAACAGCGAATTATTTGGCGCAAAACCCCATATTTAATCCAACATATACCGCCGTTCCCACATCAATTAATCTTTCGGGGGTTGATCAAGTACCTAACCAGAATACATATCTTGCTGAAAATAATCAGGTTAAAAATGCTGTTTATCAGCAAGGTTTATCTCTTATACAGCCACAATTAGATCAGCAAAAACAGCAGCTACAAGATCAATTAATTGCCTCTGGTAATCCTATTGATAGCCCTGAATATCAACATCAAATGAGTATTTTTAATACTCAATATAATCAGGCTCTTTCTAATCTAGCTGATCAGGCAACAGTGCAAGGATATAACACGCAAAGCCAACTATATAATAATGAATTAGCTGGTATTAATGCTCAATACCAACAAGCCTATGCACCATATACAGCGGCTCAAACCGTAGCGAATAATGCTATTGGAACACAAAGCTCTATTTATAATCAAAACCTTAATATGCTATCAGCGCTTTTAAGGGGAAGCCCCGCAATTACATCACCAACATCCACTGGTTATAACCCTTCAAGTATTACGCCAACCAATGTGGGTCAAATTACTAACGAGGGATATCAAAACCAATTAGCGGCTTATAACATTGGAAACGCCAATAACAATGCATATAACTCAGGTCTTTTTAGTATAGGTGCCCAGGCGGCTGCTCCTCTCATAAATGGAATGTTTAGCTTATAGGAAAATGAAATGCCCGATATAAATCCAAATATCCCTCAAAATGTAATTCCCGTAGCTAACGTAGGGCTTATGAGTCCTATTCAGGGCATAACTCCTCAAGCTCCGCCCCCACAGCCTATATCACCTTTTCCTATTGGTAGGGGTGTGTCGACAAATGGGGATATGGATCCCTATACCTTTATGTCTCAACAGCAAGAGTTAAATAGTCTTTACAACTCTGCATTAACACCTCAAACGCCTGAAAGAAGCTGGACACAAGGTTTAGCGCGTGTTCTTCAATCCGCGTTTGCTGGTTATAAGCAAGCGCAATTGAACAATAATATGCAAACTTATAAACAAAATAAATCCGCTGATATGGTGACTTTGGCCAATTATCTTAAAAATCCGCAATCCGGTGATTTTGGAAGTATGGTTGGAGGTTTACACGATCCATCTACTCAAAATCTGGCCTTTAACTTTATGCAAGGGCAGCAAAAGTTACAGCAAGAGATGGGTATGCAAACCTTTAAAAATAATCTTGATATGCAAAGGGATTCTGCAAAATTACAAACACAATCGGCATTAGATCCAACCCGTCAGGCTCAAGTAAATTTGGGGAACATCAATGATTCTATAAATGGACTGCAGCAGCAAATATTAAAAGAACAAGATCCATCTACTAAAAAGGGATATCAAGATACCCTTCAACAATTGCTAACTAAGCGCGACATTCTTGATCAACAGGTTAAAGAAGGAAAAGGATTATCCCCAGATCCGCTTGCTGCAAGTAAAGCTAAAGCTATGGATTTTATGGCTAGGGGCGGAAAGCTTGAAGATTTACCCGCTGATCAAGCATATGCATTAAATCCTCAAGCCTATAATCAAGGGCTATCAACATCAAATACCACCGCGGATGCTGATATCAAAGCATTTAAAGATGCATTTAAATCTTCCCGAGATCTTCACGCACAAGGACAGCAAGTATTGCAGGATTTAGCGTCTAACCCTGATTTAACAACAGGTGCAGGGGCTGAAACTTTCACTAAGGCTAGAGCAGTTTTAAATAATGTTTTGCCTGGAGTTGATAAAAATTTGGGATCTCAAGAGCAATTCCAAGAAGCCGTTAATAATTTATTGCCATCGGCATTAGGGCGTTTGAAAGCACAAGGTGTTCAAATCAGATCTCCTCAGATCATTAATAACGTAGCCAAGGCATTAGTTCCTAATATGGGAACTTCTAAAGAAGGTATTCAATCGATACTTGAACTTCAGGATGTAAATCATAAGCAAATGGAAAAAGCCAATAATAATGTTTCCGAGATCGAATCTTATGCGCGAACGCATCCATTTTTTGATAAGAATGCGGCTTTTCAGGGATTACAACAACATCTTGATCAAGACATGCAAAAAGCGTCATTGGTTTATGCCAACCAAAAACTTGCACCTCAAGGTAAACAACTAATCATAAACCCTCAATATGATCCTGAGGTTGGCGGAACAAATCAATATATGCTCGCGCCGTTAAATCCACAGCCTCAGCCACAAGCCACGCCAGAGGCCCAACCAACACCTGATCAGCAGTCACAAGGATAGATAAATGTCTTCAGCAATTAGTGATGTTTTACAGAATCCTAAAGAAGAATCTTCTTCTTCCGATAGTTGGCTTGGTAAAATAGGTAACCTTTTATCTAGTGCCGCAAGCTCAACTGAGGATGCCTTAAGTTCAGCAAAAGATTCCCTTACTGGAAATGGAGATAATCTTTTAAATCGGGGCATGTATTCTCTTAACAAAGGGATGGCATTTTTGCCAGATGCTTTAGTTAATGCTCTTTCTAAAGGAGTTGGACTTGGTAATGTAATTCCACATGATCCCATAGAATCCGCGATGCGTAAAATTGGAGCTATTCAAGATTTACCATCGGCATCAACAACTCCTCAAAAATTGGCTGAAGGAGCGGGTAGTGCTATTGGATCATCTATTTTACCGCTTGGGGTAGGAGCTGCAGGCGAAGCGGCTGGTACGATAGGGCAAGCTTTAGGTAAAGCATTGCTTGGAACCGATGCTCCTCTTACCTCAGCATCCCAGCTAGCCAATCCTACAGCCGCCGCTACTCTTGGCGCTACAGTTGCACCTGTAGCTGCTAAACCAGCTATAGAAAATTATACCCAGAATCCTTTAACCCGAGGGGCTCTTGAACTTGGATCGTCGGCGGTAGGCGGTGGGTTAGCAGGAGCATTAACAAATATGTTAATGAAATCTCCTGAAACATTACCATTGGTTACCGAGGCGCAGCGTCAAATTCCAGGCACTCCTGAGGCGCGAGATTTAGAAAGCAAACAGCTTTCATTAATTAGCAGATCACCAAAGGCCGCGGATGCTGTAGATAAAATTTCTTCGAATCAGCAGGATGCGATTATCAATAATCTTCAATCTGGCGCATCCGGTATGAAAGGAGAAGATGTTAAAGATGCCATCGTTACGGCTGTTCAAAAATTAAAAGATGAAAAGTCTCAGGCTTATCAACAAGGTATGAAATCTGTTGCAGAACAAAGCGAAAGACCAGAAGGACAACCATTACCATTAACAAATACAGAAGCTGCCGTTAATGATCTTTTGGGTCAAAAATCAAGTGGTGGAAAGATCTCAAAAACTATAGCACCTATTTTAGATCAAATTAAAGAAAATCAAAATGGAAGCTTACCTGAAATAGCGGATACAGCTAGTGACATTAGTAAACCTACTCACCCTATTTCAGGATTACAGCTCGGTCAAAAAGAACAATACGCCGCGGGTAAAATTGCCCAAGCTTATGCTGAAGATATTGAGGCGGCTTATCCTGGGTTTAAAGCCGTTAATGAACAATATGGCGATCATATGCGCCAACTTGAGAACATTTTGCAAGGACCAGTTGGTAAAGAAGCTAAGTTAGCTGATCAATCTCCCTCAAAAGTATTTAAAGATATTTTTGAAAAGGCCGATCCTGAATTACAAACTCAGCTTCAACAAGTTATTCCCGCTCCACTCTATAAACAAGCTTCTCAGCAATATCTTTCTAATGTAGTAGATACAACCGCCGATCAAACTCCTCTAAAAGGTATGAATAATACCAATAGAGTTGATCAAATGCAGCGTATTGGCAATATCCTTAAAAACAAGACTTTGCCTGAAACTCTTCCTGCAGCTGAACAAAAAACAGCAGATCAAGCAATTAGAGATATTCAACAGAATATGACTGGGCAAACAAAAGCCCCATACATTCTTAATTCACGAATAGATAATTCAACGCCTGTATTTAGTAGTGGCCAATCATTGGCTGTAGCTCAACATCCCGTCGGAGCATTAGCAAAAATTGGTGATACATTAATGGGTGGACCCATTAAAAACAATCTTCAATATAATGAAATGATGGGGGCTGGAACTCCTGCAAGTCAAATTGCAACCTCAGCAGGACAAAACGCCGCAAGGCTTGGTCAAAGAGCCGCTGAAGTTGATTCTATGAATGCACATTCAAAGCCTCAACCTCAACAAGTTGGTTCTCAAGTGGCTTTACCTATTACTCCCCAATCACCCAGTTCGATGGATGATTACATGAATTCCCTTGGTATTCGTGGGGATAAGGCACAAGGTCAAATCCAAATGCAAAAGCCAGGAAGTTCGATGGATGATTACATGAATTCCCTTGGTATTCGTGGGGATAAATCGCCAACCGTTGCGGATAAGGGACCTTTACCAGCCCTAACTGACGACCAATTAAATTTCTTATCCAAAAAGATTAAAAGCGGGGATTTTAAACCCCTAGCTCATTTTGATGACGCTTATAAAGATTACCAAGATCAAATCAAAAATAATCCATATCAAGGTTTAATGGATTCATTACGTGATAGGGAATCCCGCGGTAATTATCAAGCTGTTAACAAACAAGGATTTATAGGCGCTTATCAAATGGGCGCTCAGGCCTTAGAAGACATTGGATTATTAAAACCAGGTGCTTCTAAGTTTGGCAATCAGATTTTATCTAATCCCAATGCTTGGAATATCAACGGTGG